CAAGCCCAGCTTTTCCATCACCCAGTCAACAACGGAATGCGCCTGCTTCGACAACCAATCCCAGGACGTTAGCGCTGCAGCCTTGATGTTATCCCAGGTTACGTACTTCTCAATGTTATCTGCCAGTGTCTTCCACAACTGAGGGTTAAAGATCAAAGAAAGGAGCCCAACACCAGTAAGATCCTTCATCAGGTCTTTCAAGAAGTTACCACTACTGGATTTTGCTTTCTTGACTCCGCCGCCGAACCAATCTTTGAAGGAGCGCCACCAAGTATCTGCTTTCTTCTTTTCCTTAGTATCTTCCTCACTACCCGCACCGCCGCCCCCGCCACCTTCCTGATTGTCCAGGAACTGCTCCAGGCGATCGAACAATGACTGTTCTCTAGTCTTACCTTCTTCTACCGTTGATACCGTAGCATCGGTAGCCGACAACGCAGCAGTGGAGACTGGTGTAGTACTATCCCCATTCGCACTAGAATTTATAAGGTGTGCAGGCTTCGGAGGTCCGACAAAATCTTGTGCCTGTTCTGCTATGTTTGCAGGCTGCCTAGGAGCACCTACCGCTACCTTTATCTTTATGTTTTTAAGTACGTCAGTGAACATGGCATAGACACGATCCAACAGATTGTCTTCACGTACCTGCCATATGTCATCACTAACTTCCGTCAAGCTAGTACCAGTGCCACCGCTGCTCTTTAATGCCTTCTTCTCTACCTCATCCGCTATCAACTCGTTATTTGCTAGCAAGTCATTAACGGTAGGAAGATCCTTAGGCGGAAGACGTTCAAGCAAATCAGCAAAGCTTGAACCCATCGTCTTCGTCAATTCTTCCGTCTGTTCCAAAAGATCCAGTTCGAATATATCTTGGATCTGCTTTATCACTTCCTGGAACGACGGTTGAAGTGATTTGTTCAACGCGATTTCGAATTCAGATAGCTCCGATTTAATTTCTATGTTCGAAGCTACCTGAAGCTGCTTGGCGGTTTTGGCGGCGACATCCACTGCCTCATCAAATACCGTACGCGCAACATCCGAAAGTTGAGCTAAGGTTCTGGATACCCGTTGTATATCACCTGAAGAAGCCTGCCCTTGGACAATCTTATCAAGGGAATGCCCAGCTTGGTTTTCCAAGTTTGCCCATTTGTCTTTTGCTTGTCTGGAATTGAACTGCGGTGTTTTACTCTTGGTAGCCATTTTAATACCTCATCAACCAACGTAGGTCTTTCCTTCTTGCGCCGCCTTGATTCTTTCATCGCGGCGTTTAGCGGCGTATTCGGACAGTTGTTGGAGACGATAGATTGGCATATCATCACCAGCGACTATGTGTAGTTCCGCCGCTAACAAGATGTGCCGATCCATCATTTCCTTCTGACTAGTCAAAGGAAAGAAACGCGGACGCATCGAGGGAGATGGTACTCTTCCTCGACGCGCCGCACCCCTTACAAGTAACCATGATAGATTCTTCAACGCCATACGACTTCATTGCCTTTTCGAATTGCTTGAGCAACTGCACTGTATCCAGATCGAAGTTCTCAACCATATCAATGCGGCGTTCCAGTGATAGATACTCCTTGGAACTCTGTACGTGTGAAGCTTGTTGTGCCAAATACGAGAACTCAACTCGCGTATTCGGATCCTGCATGAACGGATGATCCAAGAACTCTAGAACATCCTGCATGCGTGGCGGATTAAACACTAGATCGGAATCCGGTCCGAAGTTAAACACTTCTGGGTCTGGAATCTCCTCAAGCTCGTGAGTAACCAGTGTCGTCTTATCAACGATGCGCTTAATCTGCAAGGTATCCTCAGCCATCTTTCCGTCCTTAACCGCCTGGACGTGGTCTGGATTGGTACACTTCGTCTTGTGCGTAAAGGAGGCCTTTGTGAATGAGTTAAGGCGCAACCAGTACAGAACGAAGAAGAAGTCAGGCATCGTCAACTGAAACGCGAGATTCTGATAGCCAGGGGTCGATGTATATATGACGCTCGATACTACTTCTACCACAGGCTGCAGATTACCTTCGGTATTAGCACGTTGCAGCTTTGCCAGGTGACCATTTCTAAAGGGCACTACGTACAGATCCTTGAATCCATAGTAGGCAAAGCGCGAAGGCAAGGCAACTGAAGTACCATCTTTGTCTGCCATAGGTACAACAAAACCAGGCTGCGGATTGCGAATAACAGGCTGAGTTACGTCAGCAGCGATAGGACGCGGTGTTTCATACCATTCCGGCGCTGCAGGGGCAGCAGGAGCCTCCAGCGGAACGCTGTCTTCAACCATGCCATACTGCACACCAGGATTGGCACGGGCCGCAGCCACGTGAGCAGGATTCATTGGATTATGGTACACGCCAGGCTGACCTAATCCCTGCATGGACGCCATGAGATTAGGATCAATAGCAGGATTCGATACCACGTTTTGCGGCATAGCTGCCATCGCAGGCCTTGCCGGTGTCTTAGCTTGTGCTTTAGGAGCAGCCGCTATCTGATTCGGCACTGGCGCTGCAGTCGCAGGCACAGCACGGCCTCTAGGCATACTAGGATGTGCACGACGATGTTCCGCAGCCGCAGCTACACGGTCTTGAACTTCTTTTGGAAATTCCATTGTTTGTACTGAATGTACGTTGCTAGATACCACTTTCATTTTTATCCTTTGTTAGGAAGGTTAAAAGTCGAATACACTATTCACTGCTCCTGCCGATGCCGTATGGACGACATTTGTTATAGCGTTGAGTCCATTGCCAACAATACCGTTAACCGCGTTAGACAACGGATTGTTAACCAAGAGAGCGGTAAGATCCGGCGGTATGTTCATTAGGTTAATGAAAACATCACCTACAGAGAACTCTACGTGGTTAATAATGCGATCACTACTACCGCTGTTAAGACCGTAGTCTGCCATCGATACAGGCCAGCATTCGGTATACTGAATAATGGCCAGAGTAGATTTGGTTACATCAATTATGTAAACGTAAATAGGTAACTTGTATCCGGCCGCTCTACCCCATCCTCCGCCTGTTTGCAGATTAGTGCTAGCAAACGGAGAAAGTATCGTATTGTTCCAAGCCTGAAGATACTGGATACTCGTATTGGCTACGTCTGCGTATATTCCAAGGCGAAGATTTGCAACGTTGTACTTATTAGGATAATGACGTTGTCGTCCATCTCGGAATATCGAGGCAGTATCAAAGTTTCGGAAAGGGCAGCTGGCTTCCTCTACATAATACCAAGGCAGTTGAGAGCTAGAGGCTGACACTTGTGCACCACCTAGTGGACTTGCCAAGGACGATTGTCCCAGTACACTAGATACGAGATTCGATATTGAGTTCGTTATGGACGCTACGCCAGAGGCAGCAGGACCCTGTGAACCTGCAGGAGCACCCACAACTGGAAGTTGGCAATACCAAAGAAATGACAGCAAGGGGTCTGGACGGGCTAGTGCACCGTTCAGAGCATCGCCTGGATTAACGCCGCCTGTTCCTGATATAGCAGCTACCTGACCTGGATCACTCAGGTTTAGTGAGGAGCTAAAGGAGCCTAATCCAGACAACGCAGAAGAAGCCAGCGTCGCAGGATTAAGGGAGCTTATTGCACCGGCCACGTTTCCAGCTAGTGCTTGATTCAGTGCTGTAGCTGCGGCGCCGGCTACTGACTTGACGCCTGTATTGACCGCATTAGCTGCACCGTTCGCTAGTGTGTTCTTTATATTGCTTTCGGCAATGCCAACTGCGTTCTTGACGGAATTGACGGTGCCAGTTACAGAGTTATTCTTGATTTGATTTTCGGCCTGACCGACTACATCTTGGAGGAATGGCACGATAGCGCTCCGCACACTACAGGGAGCTTGATGAACCGCTGATATAAAGTAACCTCAACGGAGCACCGAGCTCCTTGGGTAGAAATAAAAGCGGGCAGTCGTAGAGTGGACGAACTCATGAGGACTGCCCTTAACTGTCCGAATCCAGGACCCTTCCTTGCATTGGATAACGCAATGGCTGACACCTAACAAATCAGCCTACCTGAACTCAGTTAGCGTCCATGACAATATGAAATTAACGTCTAGAGAAGGGTAGAGCCAAAATAAAAGCCCTGAACTCACGTGGAGTGCAGAGCCTTTATTGATGCTATTATGAGATTACGGTCCCCAGATGAAGAATAGACTAGTGTCCACCGGCACATAACCGTTAGGAGCAGGTCTTTCTAGGGATAACGTATCAGGAGACAGACGACCTTGAGGAGGCAAATAATAACCTGTTGCTTCCTCTTCGTTTACTTCACGAAGGATATTTGGATTCTTCTTCGCTACGTACAGATCCCTATGAATTTCTGTGGTAGCCCAATCCGGAGTTTCTGGAAAGTTCTCTCCAGTCCTGTATAGGATCCATACCTTAGCCATCTGAATAGTGGGCACACGACGCATACCCAGCGCCTCTAAAGTACGGTCTGGTTTGTCCGATTCACAAGCTACCACTACTTCTTCGTTTGCATCAGCTATGCTAAGCATCGCCTGGCAATCTCTAAGGATCTGTGCCTCCACTGCAGGAGTGTAGTTATCGAAGGATAATCCGATGTACACCCTGCGCGTGGCATGCGTATCTTTTGGATACGGTACTGTTGGCATGTCAAACTCCTTTAGCCAGTTTCTGTGCCTGCTCCGGCGATAGAGTCATGACCCGTGTTTTATCGTTGGGGAATATCAATCGAATATTCTTGCCGTTAGAAGAAGGGCGAACACCGAACTTGGTTCCTTTTGAAATGGTTACAGGCTTACCTCGGAACTCAATCTCAACAGGCTCTTTGGCCTTGAAGGTGAAGAATTCATACTCGTCTTCTCCTTTGATACGAGCTTCTTCCTTCACCGAGTTATGAACGGTATGAGAAATAGGATTCTTGTCTACTGTACCTGGACCAGGCATCAAAAAGGAATACATATATTACCTCAACTTAGCACTTCCTAGTTTTTCTTTATTTCGCCGCTTCAACGTTTCCCGGTAGTGTGGGTCTTTGTCAGCAGCCCTGGAGATGGTCATGATATTATCATTCATCCGCTGTCTCCGAGAAGCAGCTACCGCAGAGGGGACGTGCTTAATCTTCCCAGTCTTGGTTAGTGTAAACGTATCCGATTCATTGAATTCCCGGGCCAACAAAGGAACCCGATTGCCATGAACAAGTTTACGCATTGACTGAGACGTAAGCGGACCCTTTACCACGCCAGCACGAACTGATGCTTCCTCAGCGTCCGAATAATCGACACTTCCGCGATCATCCGTATCCTCAGAATCATCGCTATCGTATTCGTTATCGCCTCCATCATCAAATTCGGCGTCTTGATCTACTGGGCGCATCTCCGCTTCGTAGGAAGTATCCTTGCCAGTAATCTCCTTCAGCTTGTCGCGGAACTTCCTATCTTCTTCCAAATCACGAATCAGCGCTTCAGGTTCGATGTGCGCTGCTGCCATCCAAAGCTTAAGAGGAATAGGAATACCCTTCTGTGATGCCATATCGAGAAGTTCTGCCATATTCTCCTCGCCCTTAACCTCCAAAGCCTTATGCCAGTGGAGTTCAGGCATCTTAAGGTTCGCACGGTTGTTTCGATTAAACAGGAAATCGACAATCTGATTGGCGTTGGCACGTTTCGACGGATCCTTGTACAGGTTATTCGTTACCGCGATCAATGGGAATATCTTCGAATAGAAGACACGATCCGTCAAATCCTCACGATACGAATTCTGCGTTTCCAGGAACGTTGAGTAGGCAGATTCCGCAGCAGCAAAAGAAGCGTCACCTGAAAGCAAAGCTTCCGAGATACCTAAAGCACGGAGCTTATACGGCACCAATACGTCCGCCATGTCAGTGAACTTCCAGAAATCACCGCCCGGGCGAATGTCCACTGCCTGAACCGCATTACGTGTCGAAACCCAACCACCAAGAGGATCATACTCTGCGGTCTGGAACTGTTCAACTAGAGCAAGCAATTCTTCTGCCGTCGGGGTCCACGTATCATCGCCTGCCGTCAAGTGCGTCATAGCGCGCTGACGTCTTTGGGCTTCAACCAATGTACCTCGGAACAGCGTCTTCTCCAGGAGATACATAGGAAGAACACGATGCAGATACGAGGTATAAGCGC